GATGCACCATATAGACTCTCTAGACCCACCATATAGACCCTCTAGAACCTCTATCACGCTATCAACTGGACTATCCCAATCAGAAAATACAATGATCGAAATGCTTGCATCGGATGCGCTGCGTGCTATGATTCATTCATGCAGTCGACGCGCTGCTAACCTTACTGAAAAGTAACCCATGAAACCGATCCCTAAGTCTCTGCACACTGTCACAGTCATCGTTGCAGTCGCCCGTACCTCAAACAACTGAACCGCAAAGGCTAATCATGAACTACATTCAACGACTACAATCCGACGTCAAAGCGTGCGAAGACTCTAAAGCCGATGCACGCGACGCGATAACGCAATTTCTTATCTACCTTGAATCGTCCAAGTTTAGTGACGACCCTACAATTCAGGCATCCGAGGTGCATCGTTTCCTTATGAACCTTCGCCTTGTGCTAGCTTGAACCATTCGACGAAACCCGCTAGACTGCGGGTCAGACAGTAGCACTGTCTCTGACGAGTCTTCCGACGCCTCGCTAGCGTCTCACACTGCAAGGTGCAACCATGGCAAAGCGTAAGAAAATCGATCCGGTATCCGAAGTTGTTCAGTCTGTGGATAGTGGTGAAAATACCACACTTCCTGGTTTTGATCTGGTTCCGGTTGATGCGGTCATCATCGACACTCTGGCATCGTCGGATCTGACGCTGTCGGAAGCTGTCGAGGCTCGGTTTATCGGTGCAGAGCATCCGCAGACTCAGGACATCCACGCTGAACAGATTGTCGACTCGTTGATCGATGCACAAGTCGGCATTGACTCACAGGAGTCTAGCGCCATCGTCAGTATGATCGATGCGGTACGTTCCGGCTCTGCCACCGTTAAGGCATTCGTTGAGTGCTTCGCGGTGCGTGCTGTATACCGGATGTCGGCTCGGTCGGTTCCGATCCGCAAGTCTAACCTTAAAGGCGTTCTCAGTCTCGCATTGGAAGATGTGGAGTATGCCGCTATCGTGACCGATGAAAGGCTCGGATTGCAGGCGGCATATGCCTTGAGGCTGGAGCGTAAGAAACCGAAAGCCGTGGAATCGGCTGTCACGGTAGCCGATGATACCGACGATGCCGACGAAGCACCGGAAAGCTACACTGACGCTATGGGTGTCCTGTGCCAGCAAATCCGCAACGCTATCGAAGCTGCTGAAAAAGCCAGCCGTGGAGACATCGCGGACGATCTTCGTGCAGTGCTTGAAAAAGCTTTCGGAGCGATTGAAGCTTAACACTTGACCATGTAGGGGCGACGTGCTATCGTTTCCCCTACAGTCTCACCCATCAATCGATCCTAACTCTGGACCCATCATGTCAGTCAAGCTTTCCAAAACCTCCAAACTCGGTACGCTTTCTTGGAGTTTGCAGGCTGTCGAAACCTGTCCCGGTTCCGCTAAGGGTGACGGCACACTCGTTGATGCCTGCCGGGGCTGCTATGCTCGCTCTGGCAACTATCGCTATCCTAACGTCAAAGCGCCGAGGATCTTCAATCGTGAGGATTGGAAGCGTGACGATTGGGTCAATGATATGGTTTTCTCATTGACTCATCAGCGGTACTTTCGCTGGTTCGATTCTGGCGATATGTATGATCTTAAGCTTGCGTGGAAGATTGCCGCTATCATGTCACGGTTGCCTGATGTCAAATTCTGGTTACCTACCCGGATGCATAAATTCAAGAAATTCGCCACCGTCATTGCGTTTATGCAATCATTGCCGAATTGTGTGGTGAGATTCTCTGCCGATAGCGTGACTGGCAGTGTCGTTGACGGTGTGACTACTAGCACGATTGTCCCTACGCCTGCCGATGCGCCTACGGGTTCCTTTGTGTGCCCCGCATACAATCGTGGTGGCAAATGCGAGAATTGCCGACAGTGCTACGACAAGGCTACCGCTGTCATCGCCTACCCTGCCCATGGCAAGAGCATGTCCAAGGTAATCCGCCTCGCCGTTGCTGCATAAGGTAGCTTTACAGAACCGCTCAGTCGGGCGGTTCGATAAAGTTACTTTGTCAGTAATCCTAGACTCTTACGGAGGGTAGTACTATGATCGATAAGGTTTCACTCGGCAACGATATCCGGCGGCGTATCCACTGTCACGGCCTGTACGCTGCGGCACGATGGGCAATGCGTCAAGGTATCGATGTTCGTTTCTTCATCAACGCAATGAACGCTAGGGTCTAACATGGAAGACGTAATCACTGCCGAATGCCTGATGTGCGACGGCCTAGCCTATTACATGGGCACATTGGGCAAGCTTGATTGGTATCGTTGTGCTAGCTGCGGTGCACAGTTTAATTACCTAACGGATGACATCATGGACGATAGCGAGGACCACCGTGTTTGACTTCATCGTTGGATCAATCATTGGTTTCCTGGTTGCTGTCGCACTTGTGCATTACCTTACCCTGTAGGTGCTAGCCTACAATAGAGTCTCCTCTAGTCCTATTGGCACTTAGTGGGACTAGCGGTACACTCTAACTGTACCTCTTCGATACAACAATATAAAAAACCCTTAGCGTCCATGTTTTGTGTTTCAACCAAAAGGGTAATACCATGCTTCAATTCAAGGTTACAGGGCAACAACGTACACTTTCCAAGCACGTTCCCTTCGAATCATCTTTCGGTTCTTATCGCTTCAAGGGGAGTGCCGATCTCACCAAGCTTCCCGAAGCGAAGACTTACCACCCGATAGCGGCGAGGGTTACAGTGTTTGAAACCGATCACGGCACTATGCGGTATCTTGGCAAGGTTCGCGTGCGTAACTTCGACGCTGACAATAAACCTACCGAGATCGTACCGGATGTTGTCGAGTCTAGTCCGTTCAAACAGGAAGATCTGGAACGTGTATTGTTCGAAGCACTTGACCAACTTCACTTGGCTTGACTTACTACAAAAGTAAGATAAAAAATGAAACGGTAGCACTTGACAAACGCTACCGTTTCGTTTATCATCTAGATTCACTAAATGAGGTCTTGAAATGACTGTAATCCTGTACACCAACGACCTGAAAAAAGGCGACATGGTAATTCTCCGCAGTGGCTGGAAAGCCAGGATTGAGGACAACAAAAAAGGTAGCATCAGACTTTGCACTGTGTACGGTACTTTCACTGAGATGGGTAGCGTCTACGCTTTCGATATCAAAGCCAAGATCGAGAACGGTAGTATAACACCGATAAGTCATACCGCCAAGCAATTAAAATTGAAAGACACCGTTGACTCGTTCCGATAAACCTTATAAAGGTCATCTCCCACGGTATCCCGGGGATCCATTCGGTCGGGTGCCGTGGCCTATTATACCACAACCACCTGAACCGTTGCCACCGGCCCCATATTAATCGCCAACATTATAACATGAGTGAATTAGAAAATCTCAAATCAGAGAACGAAGCATTGCGTGATCTAGTATTTAAATCACAGGCTCTTGTCTGTGACCTACGTAAAGCATTAGTGATTATTCAGCAGTCCAGTTATGATATCAGGAAGTACGAACGAGATCTAGAGGATAATTATAGGATTATCTACAATGAGTAAAAGTGCAAGGAATAGTAGAGTAAAAGCTTTTGATGCTTATTACAAACGGCATCCTAGCTTAGATAATTATTTTTGTTATTATTGTGGAGATGTAGCCGACACTAAAGACCACATTCCTCCATTACTGGCAGTTTATCAATTAGGAACCGAAAGCTTTGATACTCTTTTGTTGGTAAGATGTTGCCAATGGTGTAACACAAAGCTAGGTGCCAAAGTACTGACAACTTCCAAAGAGCGTAAGAAATTCATTACTGAACGTCTACAAAAGCAACTTAAAGCATTGGGGCCTGAATGGACGGATAAGGAACTGGACGAACTAGGTCCGTCACTAAGGCAAGCAATAGAGGACCGTAGAGGCGTTCGTGAGTGGCTGAAGCGTCGCATAGCCACCGCGCAAGACAGGCGCTCCTAGGCCCCTTAAAACGCGTTTAAATGGTATTCACAAAGGGCAGGGACATGAGCTACTACACCGACATGATGAATCTGGTGGACAACATGATCGAACGGGAACGGAATAGTCTGTTGGCACAAGGTATCGATGAGAATGGTGCTTCCAGGATTGCTTACAGCCGAGTCATCGGGATTCTTCAGGTTGAGGTGGCATCGTTGCTTTATTGCCACAGGGATCAAGAAGAAGCAAAGAAAGAACTTGACAGAATGAAAAAACTATGATACCCTCACTATATAGTAACTATGTACTGATGAATAACTATGAACTCTTATTTTTCTAATTAAATACATAGTTGCTAGTTAATTGTAACTTAGTATACTTAATATATAATTAATAGTAACTTAGTATTCATTGAATACTTAAATACATAGTTTCTATTTATTATTAATTCATTAATCAATTTATTATGAATATTATTTACTTTCTAGTAACTTTAGATAATAAGATTAAGGAGTTTCTTTATGCGTTGTTTAAGCTGTAATCAAATTCTCAGTGACTACGAATCAACACGTAAATATAAGAACACAAAGACATTTATTGATCTGTGTTCATCATGTTTTAATCAAAGTGACTTGAAGTTGTCTGAAGTTTCTGATAGACTAGACCTAAAGCACAACAGCGATGAGGATATTGATGATCCGTACTGAAGATAATGATTCTGTGTTTGATGGTGATGTCTATGCACAGATTCAACAAGAAGAAGCACATTATATTCACACACTGATGGATTTCCTGGATGCAGGACGTTCACAGGGATTCTATAATGCTCTTAGTGAGCTTATTGATTTGTGCCCAGTATACGACAGAGAACCGTTGTTCCAAGCCATCATTAAGCTTTCTAAGGAGCTTTGATGAAAATGCTCTACAGTGTCCATTATACAGATAGTGACAGTGATGATTATCGTGCTATCAATAAATATACGCTATCTGTGCCTGAATATGAGGATGCTGAGATGCTGATGAACCTGTTGAAAGAGAAAGGAAAGAGTCCTGTACTTGTGTGTACACCGTTCTTCTATGAAGAACTTACTCAGGAGTAATCATGCCGATTGAACATTGGGGTACAGGTGGTGTAAGCTTCGTCGGGAAGGATGCTGTTGACCTGTACCGGATGCTGACGCTACTGAAAGGTCTTGAATTTGAAATCAAGACAGGTACGCGCTTGACTGCGAAAGCACCTACGTGCTATTCTATCATCAAACGTGAGTATGGCTTCAAAGGTAACAAGCAGAAAGTCTTGGAACAGTTTGAGGCTTACTACCAAGTAATGAAGAACAAGGTTGCAGTCGTTGACAGGAGTATTGAGCGAAAGCCTATCATTCATGACCAAGACCCATCTTCCTTGTCCTGACTGTGGGTCATCCGACGCACTGACGATATACGACAACGGTTCACATTGCTTTGCTTGTGGACTTACCAAACTTACGAAGGAGTCTATGCAAGAAACTATCGTTAAGGATACTAGCTTCGATGTTACTGGCGAAGTAAAACCTCTGACGTATTACAACATCACACAGGCTACGTGTGATCATTACAACGTCACCAGCAGTGACGCAGGCACTCACTTCAACTATGCTACCGATGCTGGTGTGCTGGTAGCAGCGAAGACCCGTACACCTGAGAAGAAGTTCATTGTGAACGGTGACTGGAAGCGTGCTGAACCGCTGTTCGGTATGCACCTGTTTCCTGCATCGGGTAAGTACGTCACTGTGGTTGAGGGTGAACGTGACGCCCTTGCAGCCTATCAGATGACCGGATCTAAATGGCCTGTAGTCAGTCTGAAGAATGGTGCCGCTGGTGCTGTCAGGGACTGTCGCGCAGCGTATGAGTACCTGAACAGTTTCGACACCGTTGTCATCTGTTTTGATGCTGATGAACCCGGTAGCAAGGCTTCGTCACAGGTAGCAGAACTGTTTGGTACTAAAGCCAAAGTAGTTCAGCACAAGAAAGGTCACAAGGACGCCTGTGACTACCTGATGCTCAATGAAACCAAAGAGTTCATTGATCGTTGGTGGAATGCTGAACGATTCACTCCCGATGGTATCATCAATGGTACCACTCTCTTCGATGAGGTGATGCAGCCGATTGAGAAGTCTCCTGCACTGTATCCTTGGGATGGACTGAACAAGCTTACCTACGGTATCCGTAATGCAGAGCTTGTTACGATCACCGCAGGCTCTGGTCTCGGTAAATCCCAGGTTCTCAGGGAGATTGTCTGGCACTTGCTGAACAAGACCGAAGCTAACATTGGGATGTTCTTTCTTGAAGAAGGTCGACGCAGGACTGGTCTTGGACTGATGAGCATGGCAGCTAACAAACCTCTTCATCTTCCAACTACTGAATGCACCGATGAAGAAAAGAAGGATGCGTATGATAAAACCCTTGGAACTGGTAGGGTATGGCTGCACGATCATTTCGGTAGTACCGATATCGACAATATTGTCAATCGTGTGCGGTATATGGCGAAAGCTTTAGACTGCAAGTACATCTTCCTGGATCACATTACTATCGTAGTTAGTAGCCAGCAGAACCCTGATGAAAGGAAAGCACTGGATGAGGTGATGACGAAGCTTCGGATGCTGGTGCAAGAAACCGGTATCAGTCTCTTCGTTGTCAGTCACTTGAAACGTCCTGATGGTAAGGGTCATGAAGAAGGTGCAGCAACTAGTCTTGCTCAACTGCGGGGCAGTGGTGCCATCGCTCAGTTGTCGGATATGGTGATCGGTCTTGAGCGTAACGGACAGGCAGAGGATGAAGAAGCCCGAAACACTACAAGGGTCAGGGTTTTGAAGAACAGGTTCGCAGGAATTACTGGACCCGCCTGTGATCTGCTGTATAATCATGAGACTGGTCGGATCAATGAACGTCAGGAGGATATGCTGTGACTGGTAAGAATGAGCCGGTGGCGTACATGATGGTCTACGACGCGCATCCAGCACTGCGCGCGGTGCTGGGGGAGAAGTGATGAGTCACAGTGACACTGATCCTATTGATGATGAATACTGTCCTCATGGGGTTCCTTGGTATCTAGAATGTCCTCTTTGCGAAGCATTGGAAGAAAATAATGGATAAGCTTCTGCACGCTCTAGTCGGTGCTGCCATTGCTACCACGCCTGTTAAGGTTGAGTACGCTCTAGGCTTGGTAGTGGTTGCAGCGGTGGCTAAAGAGGTGTATGATTCAAAGCACGGTGGTAAGTTTGACACCAAAGATGCACTAGCGACTATTGCTGGTGGTGCGCCTATCATTTACTTAAGGTGGGAATGGTGAAAGAGAAATACGGAAAACCTGTTGCTTACTACATCGAAGAACTGACAGAGATTCGTCCGGGGCTGTCTGCGCGTGTGTTTCATGTACAACATCCTACACTTGGTTTTAAGAAGCATGTCACTACGTCTCAAGTAGTTGATGTATTTCCTGAAGGGTTTGAGACATTGAATACTTTTTACCTGAAGATGAAGCAGGCTTATTGATGACAAGTCTTATTGACAACATGAGACACACTCTGCTATACTTGGAGACTAGGGTAGCTGAGTTGGAACGTGATAATGCTAAACTACGAGAGCAAATTGAACAACTTCAACAAGAGGCTTGTGATCGATATAGAGACAAATACTTCGTTTACGACCATCTTCCTAGTAGTAACTCGTGACATTGATTCTGGTGAGGTAGTATGCCATCGAAGCCCCGAAAGTCTAAAGCCTTTAATAGCAC